GTGGCAGGCAAATGAGTGGCCCAATCGTTCTACCTTTCGTCACAACGTATGACGACAAAGGCGCAAAGACAGCCACCCTTTCACTTTCATCTTTAGTCAAAAGTTACGCATCCGTAGGTGTTGCTTCTGGGCTAGTTGTCAAAGGCCTCAAATCGTCAATTACTGCAGCTTCTAATCTTCAAGAAACCGTCGGAAAAGTAAACGTAGTTTTTGGCAAATCAGCAAGTTCTATTGAGTCTTTCGCTAAAACTGCTTCGACCACCTTTGGACAGTCAAAACAACAAGCAATGGACGCTGCTGCAACCTTTGCAGTTTTTGGAAAATCAGCAGGTTTAGCAGGCAATGATCTTGTCAAGTTTTCAACCGAGTTCGTCACCTTGGCTTCCGACATGGCTTCATTCTCGAACACAACCCCGGAAGAGGCCATTCAATCTTTAGGTGCAGCCCTAAGAGGCGAATCTGAACCTATACGCAAATACGGTGTCTTGCTTGACGATGCCACACTCAAAGCCAGAGCAAGCACCATGGGCATTTACAAAGGCACAGGTGCACTAACAGCTCAACAGAAGGTTCTTGCTGCTCAAGCAGAAATCATGAACCAAACACAACTGGCTCAAGGAGACTTCGCAAGGACACAAGACGGACTAGCAAACTCGACCAGAACTCTGAACGCACAGTTGTCAGACTTGTCAAGCACCGTTGGCTCAAAACTTCTTCCTGTAGTAACTGATTACACAAAGGCAGCCTCCAAGGTCGCTCAAGCCACAATCGGTGCAGAGGGTCAGACTTCAGGCTGGTCAAACAAACTCTTTGATTTAGTCACGCGCATCTTGCCAGCGACTCAACAGATTGGTTACTTGAACGCTGCAGTCAAGGGCTACGCAGGCACAGCGAAAGGTGCAATAACCGAAACTCGTAACTTGTCGCGCCAGTTCCGTGCCTTTGAAGGTCATATGATGTCTGCCTACGTAAACGGTCTGAAGCCAACAAAAGAAGAAACTAAAGCTCTTGGTAGGGCGCAAGAAGATGCTCGCAAAAAGGCCAAAGATTACGCAGACACCCTGCGAAACAGAGTCAAGACTGCCCTTGACAAAGCCAGAGAAGCAGCCAGAGACGCTAAAGACGAGTTTGACGACTTTGCCAAGTCACAGTCTGATTCGATTACAGGCTCGGTTTCATTGTCCGATGCCGTCAAGACACAGACCGATACTGAGGATGCCTACCAAGATGCCCTCAGACGACGCACACAGGCGTACAGCGCACTGAACCAGACTGATGCGACCAAGGATGCACAGGCATACGCAGACGCGCTTACAGAGGTTGCTAGCGCAGAGGCTGGCGTGACCAAGGCACAGCAAGATCGCAGAACTTACGGTGCAGCGTTTGCCGAACAGATTGCCTCGGCTAAGAAGTTTGCTGAGAACTTGCAAACACTTGTTGGTGCTGGACTTCAAAAGGCTGGTCTCGCTCAACTGTTGAACCTTGGCCCTGTCGCTGGTGTGCAAGTCACAAACGAACTGATTGCAGGCACAGGATCATTGACTGTTGCAGGCCTCAACGAAAGCCTTGCTCAACTGTCAACGTCTGGAGCTGCACTTGGAGCAACATCTGCTAATGCTTTCTTTGGTGCTAACTTGAACGCTGCAAACGCCAACGCCACAAATGTCAACAACATCAGCATCAGCGTCAATGCCGGTCTTGTGTCGAACCCCGGTCAAGTTGGTCGAGACATCATTGAGGCCATCAAACAAGCCGAGCGTCTTTCTGGTCAAGTCTTTGTGAGCGTCGGTTAGCAATGTCGTTGCCTGTCATCCAAGTCCAAATTGGCTTTCAAACGACAGTTAATTTCGGTACGCCGTTTCAGTTGAACGACGCTGTCTATGGACTATTGAACACAGGCACTCTGGGAGGGATTGCTTTTGCTGATGTCACGGAGTATGTGCAGTCAATCAACATAACTCGTGGACGGTCTCGCCAGTTGCAAGAGTTCAACGCTGGCACAGCCACCATTGCGCTTTATAACAGGACACGAGTCTTTGACCCTCTGAACATTGCCTCGCCGTATTACAACACATCAGGAAATACCACAGGAATTGTTCCTAGACTGCCGATAGAAGTGTTTGCAAATGGCATCTCAATCTATTCAGGCATCATTACCGACTGGAACATTGACTACGACCTAGCCAATAACGACATGGCCTACGTCACTTGTGCAGACAACTTCACCACGCTCTCATCAATGACGATGAATGCACACACCACGGTCGCAGAACTGTCATCAACTCGCGTGAACACAGTCCTTGACTATGCAGAAGTAAACTACCAAGGAGCACGGTCGGTCGCCACAGGATCATCAACGCTTGGAGGCACAGCAACGTCCGTTGCTTTTGATGTTGCAGCCGAAACAAACGTCCTCAACTACCTGCAAACAATTACCACATCCGAGCAGGGCTATCTGTTTATGTCTGCAAATGGCACATTGACATTCAAAGGTCGATCAGCAGTTCTAAACCCCACAATTGAAGCTGCCTTTGATGTGGATTCAGCCGGTATTCCTTTTCAAACTTTGCAAACACAATTTGGTGACGAGTTGCTCTACAACTACATCGTTACCCAATCGCCAGCTGGAATTGCACAGGTCGCTCAGGACGCTGAAAGCATTGCTCAATACCAGTCGCAAACATACAGCAACACAAACTTGCTAAACTCAACCACAACAGAAGTCGCTGCACTCGGCAACTACCTCCTAGGACGTTTCAAACAGCCAGTTCTGCGATTCACAGGCCTAACAACTCAATTGTTGCCTCTCTCGGACTCAGAACAAAACCAATGCCTAAATCTAGACCTGACGGATGTTTGCACAGTCAAGAAATACTTTGTTACAGGCACACCGACCTCAGACACGCAAACCTTGATTGTCACTGGTATCTCCCATAACATCACACCCGGATCACACATAGTTTCATACACATTTGAGTCCACCGACGGAAACGCTTACTTCACATTGGATGACGCAATTTTCGGTACTCTTTCCACAACCAACCTATTGAGTTTCTAAAGGAGACAAACATGGCAACACCAACCAACCTTCCAGCAGCCTTTGTCAGTGGGGCCATTCTCACGGCCGACCAGATGAACAATCTCAGAGGCGCGTTCCGTGTCCTTCAAGTTGTTACAGGTGCGACAAACACAACAGTCTCAAACAGCACCACTACCCTTGCCGACACAGGGCTAACAGCGACAATCACGCCACAATCAGCCACCAGCAAAATACTTGTCTTGGTCAATCAAAGTTTTAGCAAAACTGCAGGCAATGCTAATAATGCTGTCGTCTCAACCATTACACGAGATTCCACAAACATTTTTACTTTCCAAGGAGCTGCCCTTTACACGGGAACAACTGTTGACATGGTTGGCTCAGCAGCATCAGCAATTGTTCTTGACAGCCCTGCCACAACTTCGGCAACAACATATAAAACACGATTTGCCAACTTTACTGCTGCAGCAAGTGTTGGGGCTAACCCAAACACTGCAGGCGCAACAATTATTTTAATGGAGATAAGCGCATGAGTCACGAGGAACTATTACAACTGCTAGCAGATGCTGGTTTTGACACTGGTTGGGTGCTACTAGGCGAACAACTAACTTTGTGGGAACACGACATCGAACCACCAGCACCACTAACACGACCCGAGGCAACAGATGAAACGCCTAGCCCTGATTAGCCTGCTCGCCATCACCCTCACAGCCTGCGCCGACCGTACACGTGTGAACTGCGAACGCATCAAAAACAAAGCACCCGGAGTCGTGACCACAATCCAAGTTGGTGGTGGTCGCTGTGGCTAGAAAGCGATACACAAACGACGAAATCAAAGCCCGACTCATCTTGATCGTGGGCATCACATTGTCTGTCACTTTCGTAGCATCAACAGCTGCTCTGCTCTATGGCTTGCTATTTGTGGTACAGCCTTTAGAGGTCAGTGAGAATGATAAAAGTGCGTGGGCGTTGTTATCGCCCATGATGCTCTTTCTTTCGGGTGCGCTCTCATCATTGCTCGCTTCTAACGGTCTTAAAGCGCCAGCCAAACAACCACCAAAGGAAACAGAATGAACCTAACAACAGAACACAAAGCACTAATCGCTTCCTACGGACGCTCACTACTTGCCAGCGCAGTAGCCACCTACACAGCAACACAAAGCCCCACAGCAACGCTCAACGCAGTATGGGCTGCAGCCATTCCCACAGCCATGCGTTACTTCAACCCATCAGACAAGGCTTTCGGTCGTGCCTAGACCGTATCCTTATTACCCCTCATGGGATGGCAAAAAAGCCTCAGAACTAATCCTGCGCGTGGCTGACCTTATGCAGCGTCGCTACAAAGGTACGAAGAACCTCGGCACATACGTCAATAGAAACATGCGAGGGTCGGACAACCTAAGTGTCCACGCCACTGGCTTTGCACTAGACCTGTCTTTTGTAAACCAAAAGCAAGCAGAAGAAATCTGGTCATACCTTCTCGGCACAGCCGTCGTTGATGGCAAGAAAGTGCAGCTGTCTGCCTACCTAGGTATCTGCGAACTTCATTGGTACAACAAGCCCGGCACGACACACGGTGTCGGCTATCGCTGTTCTAGAGGTGAAGGTTTGAAAGGTTGCCTCACTTGGACTTCATCAAATAACGGTGGCTCAGGAGGGAATTGGCTGCATCTGGAGGTCGATAAAGCAATGACACCTGATGAATGGGAACAACGATTCAGAGCCACTAAGCCTGTCAAGGACGCATAGCACCTTCTTGCCTTTCGGTGCTTTGCTAGGTGGATGGGGTAAGTTCTCCGACTCCCATCCACCACCACTCGCTAATTGTTTACTAACTTGTAAACATTCCAAGCAAGGGAAAAAAGGAGACACAATGTTTTATGATCTGCCACTGTTCAGACTCAGCGACCCGGTCACAAGCCGAGAGGGTGCAAAGGCTGTCAAGCCACGCAGAACCTCACAGGCGATGTTGCTACTCGCTCAATACCAAGACAAGCCACTGACCGACGAGGAAGCAGGCATAGCGTCTGGACTCGTCAACAAGCCAAAGTGTGGCTACTGGAAACGATGCTCAGAACTACGAGCACTCGGTCTCATTATTGACACCAACACCACCCGACCATCCAGCGCAGGTTGCCAAATGATGGTCTGTGAAATCACAGCTGCAGGACGCGAGGCACTTCAATGACCGACCTGCAGTTCTTTCAAGCGTTCATCTGTGGCTGGCTCACTCATGCGTTTTGGGCGTTAGCAATGAGACTGTGGCGCAACCCTCCACAGCTCGACACTGTGATTGAATACGTCTCTGACGATGACCGAACACTCGTCCAAATGTTTACAAATAAAATCGGCCTGACTGAGCATGTGCAAGTGTCACTACGTGGTGATCGCCACGGCTCATGGGGGCTACCAACCAAAGTAGAGAGAGTTGATTAGAAGAGTATGTCTAACGGCAATAATCATCGCGCTAACCATCCCAGCGCAGGCGCAAGCCAAAGAGGAATGGAATCATCCGATGCCAAAATCTTGGTATTTAGACCTCGCTCGCTGCGAGACATCGAACAACACGAGACACTCGACGAGGAGTTATGTGACAGCGTTCGGTATCTACCGTCGGACATGGGACTATTGGAACGACACCCCAGCATCGAAGGCTCACTTACTAACCTTCGCTCAACAGGCAAGAGGCGTTGACAGGATTGCTTTCAAAGGTCACACCGAGGGTGGCAAGTATCGTTACCCGGTCGGGTTGTACGGCTGGGGGGCTATCAAAAACAACTGCAACGGCCTGAACGATCAGCTGTGCAAGTCACGACACCCCCATGTGATAAAAATAAGGCGTTGCAAGTAATTGCAAACACAAAAGGAGAACAAATGAAACAGGACACAGTCACCGTGGCTGTCAGGCTTAGCCGAGCAGACCATGATCTACTATCACAGCGCGTCGGTAAGGACGGCAAACGAATGTCAGACATCGTGCGTCGATGCCTTGAACCACAGCTGGCGCAACTTCGAGCAATCGCAGCTGCAGAAGCAAAGAAGGCAGAAGCCAAAGCAAAGCGTCAAGCCAAGAAAGCCGAGCAAACAAATGCACAGTGAACACATGCAGATACTTGGCATGCTCTCTGTGAAGCTAGAAGCTGAGATGCGCTTTGATGAGCGCGACGCTGTCGAGTACGCCATCAGCAAACTCATCGTCAAGAAGGACGACCCAAACGCACTAGCACAGCTTATTCTGGACGCTGCAAAACAAGCCTCAGACCTCCACGCAAAAGGACTCATCTGATGGCGTTCAATCTTGAAGATTACGAGCCAGTAGCCCAGCGTCTGGACAGGTGGCTCAAGGACTGCCACGTGCGTGGCGTACAACCAAAAGTCATCACCGATCTAGTTCATTACCTGAACGACAAGTGCGTGTTCTCAGCTTCGCTCTACGAGAACGACACGCTCATCTCTACAGGCTGGGCAGAAGAAATCAGGGGAGAAGGCCACATAAATAAAGCCTCTCACCTTGAAAACTGCGAAACAGGTTCGGTAGGCCGAGCTTTGGCTAACGCTGGGTATGCAGGGTCAGACGTCAACAAACGCCCCTCACGCGAGGAGATGTCGAAGGTGCAGCGTGTGAGCACAACCAGCGCCGATGGTGTTACTACAGAGCGACCAGCGAACGCACCAAGCGACAAGCAAGTGTGGCTTTACAAGAAGCTCTTGAAGGAGGCAGGCAAGTTGCCCCCACTTGACCTGCCAAGAATGGACAAGTTCCAAGTCTCTAAAGCCATTGAAGCCCTGAAAAACAATGAGCCTGAAGAAGTGCCACTACTTGAACAAGAGCCGTTCTAATGACTGAGTTTGTTTCGTTGCTAATCATGATTGGCGCAGTGTTTGCAACTGGCTACTTAGCAGGGCAAAAGGTCAAGAAATGATGCCCTACGGCCTAAACGGACAATGGCACTACGCCGATTGTGAAGCAAAACTCAATTCAGACCCTGAATGTGACTGTGTAGGCAACATGGTTACGCAGCTCAGCATTCTGTCAGAGGAATGCAAAAGACTCATGCAAATCAACCGAACCCTAGAAAGCCAGCTGCGCCGTGCCACCCATGAATGATGCAAGCGAGAGATTATTTCAAGACAAGGTCGAACACATCGCCAAGATGAACGGCTGGCTCATCTTTCACGCATCCCCCAAAATGGTTCGACCCGGTGTGTGGCGCTCCGACGGCAAAGGATTTCCCGACCTTTGCCTTGCACACCCAACAAGAGGCTGCATCTTTGCTGAACTCAAAAGCCAAGACGGACGACTCAGCCACGACCAGATCATGTGGGCCGAGGCTCTCATAGCGTCAGGCATAGAACACTACGTGTGGAGACCCTCACAACTCGATCTAATCGCTGAACGCCTCGGAAGGTCATTGACACAGGCTTGAACTATGACTACAACTGAATACGACCACGCCCACATACGGACTTGCACTGTGTTGGTAGAACACTCGGAAACGAGGGTAGAGCGTCGCGCCTCACCACTTGTGATGACTTACCTGAATGGCTGTGAGCATAAGCCGATGTGCAGAGTACGAACTTCTAAAACGCGAATGGTGTCCACTTCAACAATGTGTCCGGCAACCAAGACTGACAAGTCTGAACTGTGGGGAACACAAACCACACGACCCGAACATGCACAACGAGAGCAACCGAGCCTGCGAGGGCGCTAGCAAGAAAGCCACACACCACAATGACCAAGCATTCAGCAACGGCCTACAACTCAAGCGCATACAAACGCATACGCAAACAACTGCTTGCAGACAATCCCAGCTGCAACATCTGTGGAGCAGAAGCAAACACGATCGACCACATCAAACCAGTGGACACCTTCACCAACCCAAACGATGCAAACACAATCGACAACTGCCGAGTCCTATGCAAACCCTGCAACTCACGCCTCGGCGCTCGATACGTCAACGCAAAAACCAACGGCCACACAGAGCGTTCAGAAGTTTTGGATGACGACCCACGGAACACCCCGAACTCTTCCTATTCTGTATCCCCCCCAAGTGGGGTAAGGGTTTCCCCGATTAGCCTTGAAAGAACTGAAGGTTTGCCAAGATTAGTTACGAACACGCAGGGTGGTGACCGTGCGCTTTTGCCTATCTTCGAGGAGATTGCAAACCGAGTGCTCGGTGTGACTTTGATGCCTTGGCAGTCTCAGGTGTTAGGCGATCAACTTTGCAAGGACGAGAACGGACGCTTAATGTTCCGGCAATCGGTTGTGTCCGTGGCTCGTCAAAATGGGAAGTCGTTTGCATTGCGCGTACTTCTTCTGGGCTGGTTGTTGCACATGCCGATTGAACGTGGTGAACCTCAGACGGTGCTTACGACTGCTCATCGTCTGGACTTGGCGAGTGAGTTGTTCAACAGTCTTGCTCCGATTCTTGAGGCTCAGTTTGATGCGAAGGTGATCTACTCGTATGGTCGCCAGTCGGTCACGATGAAGGATGGCACTCGCTGGCTTGTTCGAGCTGCAACGCCATCGGCTGGTCACGGCTTGAGTGTGGACTTACTTATCGTCGATGAGCTGTACGGTTGCTCGGCTGAAAGTATCGAGGACGGCATGGTTCCGACTCAACGCGCACGGCGTGATCCGTTGATGTCGTGTTGGTCAACTGCTGGCACTGAGGAGTCGGTGGTGTTCAAGAGGATGCGTGAGCGAGGCATTGCAGAGATTGACATGGGCATCAGGTCTCGGTTGTATTACGCCGAGTTCAGCCCCCCGGCACATCTGAACCCTGAGTCTCCAGAGGCGTGGCCTTATGCAAACCCTGCCCTCGGTACAACCCTAGAGATGGAGACCATTGAGGAAGAATCACGGCAACCCAACAAGGCTGCCTTTCTAAGATCGGCTGTAAATATTTGGGTTACTTCGCATCGAAGTTGGCTCGATCAGGGTTTGGTCGCTTCACTCAATGACGCTGGCGAGTTACCTTCTGAGGGTGGTTGGCTTGCTGTGGAATCCTCCACCGATGACATGCGCTTTGTGGGTGTCAGGGCTGTTGAGGTTGGCGACAAAGTGCTTGTGACTGTGGAGTTCATTGTGGACAACTTGCGTGACTTGTGGACAGCAGTTGAGAAAGCCAAAGCAGATCACAAAGGTTTACAAGTTGCCTGTGGTGCAACGCTCGACGTGCATCTCTCCCCAGCGATGAAAGGGTCAGCAATTCTTGTTGGCGTTCGAGAGCTGCAAAAGTGGACGACAGTTGTCAGGTCGATGACGATGGCTGGACAAGTTCGCCACACTGGAGAAGAGCTACTGGTCGAACAGCTGAACCGTGCAGTCCTTGTCAAGCATCAGGGTCACATGTCTCTCAGCTCGGCTCGATCACCGGGGCCGATTGAGTTGACACGCGCATACGTGTGGGCTGTGGCTATGGCTGGCAAACCCAAAGCACAAACCAAAGTCGCTTACGCCTTTTCCTCATAGTTTCTTTATCTTTGCATAATCGTTGCAAATGCAATAAACCTGTGTCACAATCACAGTGATGGGATTATTCACTCGCACCAATCCACCTGCCTTTGCTGCAGAGCCGATCAAGGCTGCAGCTGGCGTTGCTGGCGTTGCTGGCTACGGTGTAAACAGTTACATCTCTTGGAGTGGCTCGTTTCGTCGTGAGCAAGCAATTCAGATTCCCACGATCTCTCGCGCACGTGATCTTATTGTGTCGCTCATCTCTGGCCTTCCGTTCAACCAGTATTCGCTCATGTGGGATGAATCAGCCGGTGAATACGAAGAGATGATGATTCCTTCTGAGACTTGGATGACTCGACCTGATCCGAAAGTGTCGCGCCAGTTCTGCCTTGCTTGGACGGTAGATGACCTCCTATTTTTCGGTCGTGCCCATTGGGTAGT